TAAACCAAGTATGTGAACATTATGGTTTAGAAACTAAACTTGATGTAGTCTCCACAGAGTATTGGAAAAACAAAATAGATACAACTGAAATACCAAAAGATATACTTGAAGAATACCTAGAGCAAGACCTTAGGTTAACTGAACAAGTATACTTAAAACAAGTAGAAGAAGTAAAACAAAATCCATTACTAGCTAGACTTATTAGTTTACATAACCAAGATCTACTTGGTCTACAAGAAATGGAATTTAATGGTTTGTTATTTAATGAGGAGAAAAGTAATGAATTGGCTAACCAAACTGAACAAGAAGTTGATAGACTTGACAACTTCCTGTTTCAATTCCATAATTGTCCTGGCTTTAACCCTAGCAGCAATGATCATCTTAGTGCTTTCTTATACGGTGGGATTATTAGCCTCCGCCGTAGAATTGCTTGCGGAGTCTTTAAAACGGGTAGTAGATCAGGTCAAGTTAAAGAACGATGGGAAGAATATCAAGTAGAATTCCCTAGACTATTTACTCCTCTTAAAGGATCTGAGTTACAGAAAGAAGGCTTCTACTCTACAGATGAAGCTACTTTAAAATCTTTAAGAGGTTCATTAAAAGCCAGAGAAGCAAGAGAGATTCTTTTATTCCGTTCAACTTTAGAGAAACGAGTAACCACATATTACAGAGGTTTAATTAATCTTATTAAAGAAATGAACTGGCCTAAAGGAATTATTTACGGACAACTAAATCAATGTGTTGCAAGAACAGGTAGACTATCTTCTAGTAAACCTAACTTACAAAACTTTGATGGTATGATTAAAGAACTATTTACATCTAGGTATCCTTAATGTTATTACAAGCTGACGCTAAACAATTAGAGTGGGTAGGAGCAACCTACCTATCTCAAGACAAGACTGCTCTTGATGAGATATGGGCTAGTGTAGATCAACATGCCGATAATCAAGAACGCTTTGGATTACCTTCAAGACTTATTGCTAAGACCTTTGTGTTTAGATTAATCTATGGAGGTTCGTCTTATTCATATGCTAATGACCCTAATTTTAGAGACATTGGTAATGAAACCTTTTGGCAGAATATTATAGATGAGTTTTATAAAAAGTATTCAGGTCTTAAACAATGGCATGATAAGATTATGGAAGATGCTAAACGTGATAGAAAACTTGTTATGCCTACAGGTAGAGTCTATGCTTATGAACCTGATATAAGATATGGTAGAGCCGAATGGCCTCGCACCAAGATCCTTAACTATCCAGTGCAAGGACTTGGTGCAGACCTTATGGCTATTGCTAGAGTTAGTTTAAGAAATAGATTGTTAAAAAAGGAAGGAGTAAAAATTGTTAATACTGTACACGATTCTATAATACTTGACTTTGATTCCAAAGTATGGGATAATATTAGTATAGTAAATTTAGTAGATAAATGTTTCAATGATATACCAGCTAACTTTAAAAAGTTATTTGGTAAAGAATTCAATTTGCCAATGCGAGTTGAATGTCAAATAGGCCCTAACTGGGGTAACATGGAGGTAGTAAATGCAAATAACAGTGATTGATGTTGGAGCACCAAATACACATGCAGCAAAGAATGGTCGAACTTACCAGTCTCTTGAGGTAACATACAAGAATGATCAAGGTCAAGCTCAATCTAAAAAGCTCATGTCATTCTCTAATCCACAAGTATTTAAAGCAGCACAAACTTGGGAGAAGGGAACACAAGTAAATGTAACAACCGAGAAAGATGCTAATGGTTATTGGCAATGGACAGGTTTAGGAGGAGACGCTACAGTGGCAGATAATAAACCAGCAGCAGCATCAAGTAATAATTCAACAAGAGTAACAGGGAGTAATTATGAAACTAAGGAAGAACGGGCTGCTAGACAGGTGTATATTATTCGTCAAAGTTCAATCTCTTCTGCTATTGATCTCCTTAAAGATAGTAAACCTACAGTTGAGGGAGTGCTTGGAGTCGCTAAACAATTTGAGGAATACATCTTTGCAGAGAAAAAAGGTATAGATGCTATTGATGACCTTGAAGATGATGTTCTTTTATAACTAGATGTTAGCTCTTATAGATCAAGATTTGCTTTGTTATAGATGTGCAGCATCTGCTGAACAAGATGAGTTTGCCATAGCAGTTTATCGTATTGATGAACTGCTTGACAATCTCTTAACTAAAACTAATGCTACCAGTTATAGAGCTTTCCTAACTGGTCCTAATAATTTTAGAAAGAAAATATACCCAGAGTATAAAGCAAATAGGACACAACCTAAACCAAGGCATCTCAAAGATCTACAAGACTATAGCATAGAAAAACTAAACGCAGAGTTTGCTCCAGACACACTGGAAGCAGACGATGCCTTAGCTATTAATCAAACTAAGGATTCTATAATATGTTCACTTGACAAAGATTTATTGCAAGTTCCTGGTAATCACTTCTCGTGGGAAATTACTGGGAAAGGATGGTCTAGACCTGATATCTTTGTTACCCAAACAGAGTTAGAAGGTCTCAGACTTTTCTATAAACAATGTTTGAAAGGAGATACTTCTGATAACATTAAAGGTGTTGAAGGTATTGGTACTAAAAAAGCAGACAACCTTTTAGCTAATTGTGAAACTGAAAAAGAAATGTTTGACATAGTAAGAACTGCTTATGGAAATGACGAAGAGTTCTTAATGAATGCAAGAGTATTATGGATTCTTCGTACTCCTACTGATGACTATCAAGAGAGGTTCAATGCCAACATTCAAGAGTAAACTAGAAGAGAAGGTATGGAGTGTTCTTAAAAAACATTATCCATCTGTTAAGTACGAACCTTCTAAATATAAATTTGTTCAACCTGCTGTTACCAGGACTTACATTCCTGATTTTAAAACAGGTAGTGCAAGTGTATATCTAGAAGCAAAAGGAAAACTAGATCTAGATACCAGAAAGAAAATGATTTGGTTTAGAGATTCTAATCCAACAATTAGAATTATATTCTTGTTTATGAACCCTGATAATAAGATTACTAAACGGAGTAAAACAACCTATGGTCTGTGGGCTACAGACAATGGGTTTGAATGGTTAGACTTTAGAAAGGATTGGCTTAATGCTTATAAAAAATTGTGTAGTAAATGATGATGGTTCTTATGACTTTGATTTCCATGTAGATCCAGATGAAGCTGCGTTCTTAATGGATCATGCTATTAAGAATCTAGTTCATAATGGTATTATTAAAATTAACTTTGATGAAGCTGAACAAGAGTTAGAAGTATTTAAACAAGATGGAGGTAAAGTAAATTGAATATAGACCTTAGAGATTATTTTGCATTAAAAGCTATGGAAGCTTTAATTATAGCAGATCATGTTAAACGTGATGACATTCCTTTTGAAGCTTACAGAATAGCAGACTTAATGCTAGAGGCTAAACAATGAGTAAAATCTTATTACTAGACATTGAAATGGCTCCTAACGTAGCTCATGTATGGGGTATATGGGATCAGAATATTGGTCTTAATCAACTACGAGAGTCTTCTTATGTAATGTGTTATGCAGCCAAATGGCTTGGTGATAAGAAGATGGTATTTGATTCTGTTAAAAAGTCTACTCCAAAGAAAATGCTAGAGGGTATCCATAAACTATTAGATAAAGCAGATGCTGTTATCCATTACAATGGTAGACGTTTTGATATTCCTTCTCTTAACAAAGAGTTTCTTTTACATGGAATGTTTCCACCAGCTCCCTTCAAAGAAATTGATCTACTAACTGTTGCTAAGAGTCGCTTTAGATTTGTATCTAATAAGCTTGACTATGTTGCACAGTCTCTTGGTTTAGGTAAAAAGACTGAACATAGTGGTCATGAACTATGGGTACAATGTATGGCTGGTATCCCTAAAGCCTGGAAGCTTATGGAAGAATACAATAAAAACGATGTAATCCTTTTAGAAGCTGTCTATGAACGCTTTAAACCTTGGATTAGGAATCATCTAAATAGGACATTAATAGAAGGTACTGACTTATGTTGCCCTACTTGTTCTTCTAAGAGTTTCCAACGTAGAGGTTATAATATTACAGCTGCTGGTAAGTATCAAAGATTCCAATGTCGTACTTGTGGTAATTGGTTTAAGGATAATAAAAACCTTAAAGAAAAAGGAACAGTCAAGTTAGTGAACATATGATAAAACCTGATGCTTGGTTAGTAGAAGAATTAAATTCAAAAGGGCAGTTAGTCTGGAAGATGATTGCCTTCTTTGAACCTACAGAGTTATCTTGGTTTAAAGATTTAAAAACACAGAAACATAATGTAACTATAACTCCTTTATATAAAAATGAAAATGAATCAAAACATTATGAAGGTATTAAAAAGTATGATGCTAAGAGATTAGTTGAAGCAAATCCAGGATTGTAGTTGACAGATTCAACGATACTTGATATAATAATAGGACAAAATTAATATGAATGCATTAAATAAACAGGTAGATGGTAATCATTACAAGAAGTTTGTAATACAACCCACTGAATTTATTCATAAAAACAATATCCCTTTCATTGAAGGTAATGTAATTAAATACATCTGTAGATGGAGGGACAAGGGTGGAATGAAAGACTTGGATAAGGTTATTCATTATATTGAACTACTTAAGGAGTTAGAAAGTGGCAACAAAGAACGATGTAACAGGAGACAGTCTCGTATCAAAGCCTTTATCCAAGGATGGAGAAGAGAATTGGGATCGAATCTTCGGAAAGAAGATAAGAGAACAGAAACTAACAGTGGAGGATATGGACCAATTGTCCATGCCAAAACATAACAACAATGGTCGGTCATCAGAAAGCTAAGCATGAATAGAACATTCTACGAACTGTGTGAAGATTTAAAGAAGTTAGACGAAATAACGTTAATGGAACTACTTAATCTTACATCAGAAGAAATAGTTGATTCTTTTCAAGACAAAATAGAAGACAACTTTGACAAGTTATCAAAAGAAATAAATAACGAACTAGAGGATTATGATACATATGAGTAGTTTACCAAGTGTTTACCAGGAAGTAATCGCGATGAGCAGATATGCTCGTTACATTCCTGAAAAAAATCGCAGAGAGACATGGGAAGAAACAGTAACACGTCTTACTAATTACCTTAAAACTAAAGTAACATTAAATACAAATACTTGGGATGAACTACACAATTCTGTTTTAAAGTTAGAAGTAATGCCTTCTATGAGGCTTTTAATGAGTGCTGGAGAGGCCTGTGAAAGAGATAACATCGCTGCTTATAATTGTTCTTATCTTGCTGTTAATAATAAACGTGCTTTTAGTGAAGCTTTATATATACTCATGAACGGTACAGGAGTAGGCTTCTCTTGTGAACGTCAAGAGATTGCTAAACTTCCAGAGATTCCTTCTGAATTAAAACAATGTGATGATGTAATTGTAGTTGAAGATAGTAAACTAGGCTGGGCTAAAGCCTTTAAGAAACTAGTATCATCCCTTTGGGAAGGTGACATACCTACATTTGATTACAGTAGAGTAAGACCAGCTGGAGCTAGACTTAAAGTGTTTGGTGGTCGTGCTAGTGGTCCTGAACCTTTAAAGAAACTGTTTGAGTTTGTAGTACACACATTTAAAGGAGCAGTAGGACGTAAACTAAACTCTATTGAAGTACATGATATTATGTGTATGATTGGAGAGATTGTAGTAGTTGGTGGTGTTAGAAGATCTGCTCTTATTTCTCTTTCTAATCTTACAGATAAACGTATGAGAGATGCTAAAACAGGAGCCTGGTATAATGATAATTCACATAGAGGACTCGCAAATAACTCAGTGGCATACACAGAGAAACCAGATAGTGAAACTTTCATGGAAGAGTGGCTCAGTTTGGTTAAGTCCAAGTCAGGTGAACGAGGAATCTTTAATCGTGTTGCTGCTCAGAATCAAGCAAATAAGTGGGGAAGACGAGATCCTACTCTCAGTTACGGAACCAACCCATGCTCAGAAATTATCCTTCGTGATAAACAATTCTGTAATCTTACGGAAGTGGTTGTACGGGAAAATGATACCGAATCTACCCTTACTAAGAAGGTCAGGCTCGCAACAATACTTGGAACTATCCAATCAACCCTAACTAACTTTCAGTTTCTATCTTCTGAATGGCTTAAGAATACTTCTGAAGAAAGGTTATTAGGAGTTAGTTTAACAGGTATCATGGATGCTAAAATTACTAACAACCCTGATCCTAAAATGTTAGAGAGGTTAAGAGATGTCTCTAGGACGACAAATGAGGAATATGCAAAGCAATTTGATATCCAACCTTCTGCTTCTATTACTTGCGTTAAACCTTCAGGTACTGTGTCACAGTTGGTTGATTCCGCTAGTGGCATCCACGCACGTCACAATAATTTTTACATTAGACGTATACGCATGGATAAAAAAGATCCTATCTATGACTACTTAAAATCTATGGGAGTATCTGTAGAGGATGAAGTATTTAGACCTGATTCAACAGCAGTCTTTAGTTTCCCTATGAAAGCACCTAAAAATGCTATCCTTAGGAATGATAAAACAGCTATTGAACAGTTAGAAATTTGGTTAATATACCAAAGACACTGGTGTGAACATAAACCTAGCGTTACTATTTCAGTAAAAGATGATGAATGGCCTGAAGTAGGATCATGGGTATGGAAGCACTTTGACGAAATTAGTGGTGTATCTTTCTTACCATATTCTAATCACACATATCAACAAGCACCTTATGAAGATTGTAGTGAAGAAGAGTATAAAGAACAACTAGCAAAGACTCCTAATCGTATAGATTGGGCTGACTTTCTAGAACAGGAAGATAATACTACTGGTCAACAAACCTTAGCTTGTACAGCAGGAGCATGTGAAATATGATAGAATATGAACTAAGCTTAATTAGTGGAGCTTCACTAGGGATTGAGTTCCTTAGTGATGATGCCTTTA